AAGACTATTAAGTTTCTTTCACTACGTCTTAGCATTCTTCTAGAGCAATCCTCTATTGAGAACAAGGATAGATTAATTAAATTACTTAAAGCTGTTGTTGATGGAAAATAAAAAGAAGTTTAGTATCTATTCTAACAATGTGAAGATTGCGGAAGTGGTAGCCCACACTAAGTGGGAAGCTGTTGATTCTTACGCTAATAAAAACAACCTCAATAGGAGGTACTTAAATCTAAAGGCAAAATGAAATACATTAAAAATCCAACCATCCTACCAACGTCATTCAGTTATCAATGGGAAGATGAAGTGTGTACGTTAATTTGGGAAGATGCAGAACTAGATCAATTCAAAATAACATTTGATACAAGTGGTGATAATGTAGTATTTAATACAGAGAAACTTTCATTTCTAACATTCACGATTCCTTCACTCATAGAAATATCTGATGCTATTCAAGAAATCATAAGGGAATATGAAAGCTAAAGAAGTAGAAGAGATTGCTCGTAAGCTATCAGATAGCTACGGCATACATTTGTCCAAGTCATCAATGTTTAATAAGTTGCACAAGATAGACCAGCAGAAGATCAGGAGGAAGGTCTATGAGCTGCAACACAATCTATCAATAGGATGAAAGTATTAGTAGCTTGTGAAGAAAGCCAGGCAGTAACAAAAGAATTTAGAAAGTTAGGTGTTGAGGCATACAGTTGCGATATCTTACCTTGCTCTGGTGGACATCCCGAATGGCACATACAAGGTGATGCTATTGCGGAAGCCTATAGTGGTAAGTATGATGTTATGATTGCTCACCCACCATGTACATATCTTGCTGTTAGTGGTGCTAGATGGATGTACAACAAAGATGGTACGCGAAATGAAGAGAGGTGGAATAATCAACAAGATGCACTTGAGTTTGTGCGGAAGCTGTTAGATGCTCCAATTAAACACATTATGGTAGAGAATCCTGTTAGTGTTATATCCTCACAAATTCGAAAGCCAGATCAAATTGTACATCCTTGGATGTTTGGTGACCCATTTAGTAAAACAACTTGTTTGTGGTTAAAGAATCTTAAACCGCTTGTACCTACCGATATTGTAGACAAAGGAGAATTTAAAGAGGGCATAAGAAAAGATGGCACAAGGTATAGAATGGCAAAGTGGTATGATGAGGCTCGTGGTTCAAAAGATAGAAGAGGTACGAGAAGTAAAACATTTCCAGGGATTGCTAAAGCAATAGCTAATCAAATATATAATCAATTAGGATGAAAGTATTAGAGTTGTTTGCAGGAAGTAGATCAATTGGAAAGGTTGGGGAAGAGTTAGGGTACGAAGTATTCTCCTCTGATATCAATAACTTTGAGGGGATTCAGTATGTCTGTGATATCCTAGACTTTGATGTTGATGCTGTTCCTTTTGTTCCCGATATAATTTGGGCATCTCCACCCTGCACTTACTTTTCTGTTGCCTCCATCGGTAAACATTGGAATAAAGACCACACACCTAAAAGTAAAAACGCTTTGCTTGGTGTTAAGTTTGTCGAAGCTACTCTTCGTATTATAAATCATTTTCGGTTTATTAATAAAGATTTGATTTGGTATATGGAGAACCCAAGGGGTAAGTTGCGGAAGCTAGATGTTGTAAAAGGTTTAGATAGAACTACTGTTTGGTACTGTAAGTACGGTGATGTAAGAGCTAAACCAACAGACATTTGGTCAAACAATATTGCCAATGTATTCGGTGGAACGTGGACACCAAGAGAACAATGCCACAATGGAAACAAAGATTGTCATCACGAATCAGCACCCAGAGGATCACAGACAGGAACTCAAGGGTTGAAGGGTAATTACAATCGAAGCAAGATACCATATGAACTATGTAAAGAAATACTCACAGCATGAATTTAGAAGAAGCAATACTGTTAGCATATGGTAGACATCTCAGTAACGAAGAGCTGTCCCATATCAATCAAGAAGAACTTGAATCAAAATTGTTGGAATATGTTTGGTACATTAAAAACTAATTATATATTTGCCGAACATATTAATGGGGTAGATCGGTATCCCATGCAGAAACAACCGATGGAAGTGAGACCAAACTGTGTGCTGTTAAATGATAGTAACGGGTCTTCTGGTAACTTGCTTCCCACTATCAGCCTAATCGAAAGAACTCAATTGAGCAAAAGGTCAGAGAAAGGTTACCCTCTTCTAGGGGGTAGGGGGTAACTTGCTTTCTCGACCACTCTCAGAATCTAATAAAGCAAACGATGATAACAATACTATTATTCATAGCACTTTTAATTAAAGACCGATTATGATTTGGATATTAATATTAATACTATATATAGCTAGTACAAAATGATTACAGCATACAAACATATGCGGAGCAATATTCCGCACCATACTACTGTTGATGTTGCACTTGATAGAATCAAAAGCAATAAACATAAAGAGGTTATTGAATCCATCAGGTCAGGCAAAACAGAAAAAACAGAATTACCCTGTATTGTATTTGCTGGTGTAATAAAGGATGATAAAAGAACAGATGAAAATGTAGTTGAGCATTCTGGATTCTTTGTACTTGACTTTGATGATGTTGATGTTAAGATGAAGAAAATGCAACTAAGTAAAGACAGTTATATTTATGCGGCATGGGAATCACCTAGTGGTAATGGTGTAAAGGCATTAGTACAATGTCCACCTAATCTTGAGAAGCATACACAATACTACAATGCTATACTATCTCGCTATCCTGAACTAGATACATCTTCTAAAAATCCTTCTAGACTCTGTTTTGAATCACATGATCCTGATATTTATATCAATACCAATTCATTGGTTTGGGATAAGACACTAACAGATGACCAGTATATTGATTGGAAGAAGAACAAGAAGGACAGAAAGAAACAGCGGGCGTTAGACATTACTTCAACTATGATTGCTCACACTCGTGAGGGTAAGAATGGTAATAAGCATGACACACTACTTAGTGCATCCAACCTACTTGGTGGTTATGTTGCTGTTGGTATGATAACAGAGAAGGAAGCATTCAACCATCTACTAACAGAGATAAAGAAAAAGAATCCTGCTGATATTAACCTAGCCAAGAAGACTATTAAGGATGGTATTGAGCATGGTAAAAACAGACCACTCAACGAAGCTAAGGAGATTGAAAGAGCTGTTGACTTCACACGTAGGAGCGATGGTTCTTATGACTTCATGGCTGACGATGCCGAGATGGATGAATACGAATGGGCATTCATCAATGGCTCTTTAGAGATGGGTCTTAGTACAGGTATACCTAAGCTAGATCAGCATTGGTTGTTCAAGAAAAATACATTGGTTTGGATTGCGGCACGTGATAACGTAGGTAAGAGTTATGTTATTTGGTACTTCGCTGTTCTTGCTGCAATGTTCCACAAATGGAAGTTTTTAGTGTACTCAAAAGAAAACAGTGATGGTCATGTTCGTAAGAAGATAAAAGAATACTATATCGGTAAGAGTGTTAAACTGTTCGATGTAGATGATCACACAAAAGCAAAGCAGTTTGTTACTGATTATTTTAAATTTATGACTTCCAAGCGTGAGCATACTATTTCAGACTTCTTGCTCAAGTGTGAGATTGTTTATGATGAAGGGTATGAGTACGATGTTGTAGTTGGTGACCCATACAATGCATTCGAGTTACCAATGGGTGATAATGAATATAGTGTAAACAAGCGAAACCTAAACAAGCTACAGACATTCAAGAGTAACTACTCATCTGTTTGGATTACAGACCACATCACATCTACTGCGGCACGAACTAACCGAAGCCAGGGAGATCAAGCTGTTCCTACTAAACATGATGTTGAAGGTGGTCAAAACAAACCAAATAAAACAGATGACTTTCTTATCGTACACCGAGATCTAAAAGATGAGGCACGATGGAGAGTAACAGAAATTCATGTGGACAAAATCAAAGACACAGAAACAGGTGGTAAGCACACACCAAAGGATGAGCCAGTTGAAATGATATTCAACAAGAATGCTTGTGGCTATACCTGTAATAATGTTGACCCTGTCCAAGTGTATTGGGGTAAGGGTATGGAGGTCGAACAAGAGACACCAATATCACAAAGATTAAATCATCGATGGTCAAATGAAGAAGCACCATTTTAATATTAATTCTTATTTTTGTAAAACTAAATTCAATTTATTATGAGCCGTTCAAATCAGAACAATAACAGCGGAAACGCTAACCCATGTAAATACTTTATCGATTGGAAGAATGGGTCTTTCGTGTACTACGATAAAGAGGCAGGAAAGAATGTTGACCTTGGAGATAACATTACCTTCCTAGTACTTGACCAACTGTCAACCGTAAAGGGATGGCACGATGCAAGTGAGAGTGGTATCTGGTCTAACGAAGTACGTGACACTCGTACTGAAACTATGAATGTAAAAGCATTCAAAGGTGGTGAACTCGTTAGTGGTCTGTACAGTGATATCAAGGACAAAGTAAAAAGTCTTGGTGGTAAATACGTGCGTAGTATGTACGTTGCTATGAAGGTTGATGGTAATACTTTGGAACTTGCTAATCTACAACTAAAAGGTGCAGCACTAGCTGAGTGGAGCACATTCTACAATGACAACAGAAACGAAATCTATGATGCTGCTGTTGAAGTAACTGGATCAGATGCACGTAAGAAAGGTGCTACTAAATTCAATGTTCCAGTCTTCGCATTGAAAAAGGTTTCTGAAGATACAAACGAAACAGCTAAGTCGCTCGACACTGTTTTGCAAAACTATCTGTCAAGCTATCTTCTTGGTCAACATCTTGAACCCAAAGAGCAAGTGTCTGATACTGAAGTAGTTGAGGATAAAGAGGATGATTTAAATGACCTCCCTTTTTAAAATGGTAACTAAAAATTTCTTACCTATGAAAAAACAAACATGGGTACTTAGACCCGAAGCTAAGAGAGAAGAAGTAAAGTACGTTAGAGGTGCATTGTATCAATTTGACGACGATTTTTTCATCGGCTCACATCTACACAACGAATATATTTTGGTTTGCTTAAAAGATGGAGCGCAATATGATATCCCAATGAATAAGGCAGACCTTGAGAAAGCCATGAATGAAGACGGGGTGGTAATGGTATCAGAATCAATCAAAATCGAAGCGAAGTAAGGTGTTATCAAACAGGACAAAATACCTACTTAAGTTAACAAGGGGGTGGAGTAGTGTTGAGGTATCTCAGTATTACAATGTGAGTGAATCTTCAATAGCTGGACATAGCTTCACAGGACTTACTCATGTACCGCCCCCTGTTGTTAAACCACTGTATAGTGGGGAACATTATATGAACCTATGTTGGTTTAAATTATATTTAGATGAAGGATGACTGGACTTTAGAAAAGTATCAAGAGGAGATTAATCAAGTCTTTGAAAAATTAAAACAAGAGATGAGATATGTAGATACGCTTCGCAAAATAGCGGAAACAAAAACAGTAGAACAGGTAGATAATGATGTTAAAGAAGCTGTTGAGCGTATATGTGAATACTTCACTGTAAGTGTGGGGCGTGTATATGCAGGTAACGGAGGTAGGGGTAGGCGCGTAGACAATCAAGTAGCAAAGGCGCGTAAGATTATATCGTGGGTGTTAAGCGAACACACTTTTTTAAGTTATAGTGAGCTTGGCTCTCTATACGGAAAGGGTTGGTCTCACCAATCAGTAAAACAATACTTACAAAAAGTCAACGATGACATAGATTTTTACCGTAACAAAGGAAAAGACCCTAACGGTACAATGAAACAACTCACAGATTTAGGGATAGAAATACGATAAAGTACATCTATACATTACCAATACAGAAGAAAGATAAAGAAGTGAAGAACATTTACGTTTATGATGTCGAAGTTGCACCTAATTTCTTCTCTGCTGTTATTGTACCATACAAGGGAGAAGACAGCAAAGTCTTTGAGATTAGTGAACGAAGGAACGATTCACAACAGATACAAGAGTTCCTAGATTCTAAGCCTATACTAATTGGTTATAACAATCATAGTTATGATGACCCAATTATTGTTGCGGCAGGTAGTGGTTATACAAACAAAAAGATATTCAACCTATCAAAGAAACTCATTACCATGGAAGAAGGTAAAGAGAAGTGGGACTTGATTCGTAAGTATAGCCTAGAAGAAAGCAGCATTGATTTGATTCGTATGCTGTTCAGTAAAAAGCTACGTGTTAGCCTGAAGTCTCTAATGGTTACCTTAAAGTGGAAAAAACTACAAGACCTACCATTTACACCAGAGGAGAAGATACCTACCACGATGATGGATGAAGTGATTAACTACAACTTTAACGATGTTATCTTCACAAAACATCTAGCACAACACGTTGGTGATCAGCTTAATCTTCGCGTTGGTATCGAAAAAGAATATGGTCTAAATGTAATGAGCAGAGACGGTGTTTCAACAGGTGTTTCACTGTTGCTTCGACTATACTCAAACAAGACGGGTAAGAAAGAACAAGAAATAAGACAGCTCAGGACGCACAGAGAAGGTCTCTCCTTGGCTGAATGTATTGTTCCAAGTGTTTGGTTCAACACAAAAGAATTTAACGCTCTATTGGAAGATTATAAGAATGGTACACGAGCCAATATCTCACAGAAAGTTACCTTTAAAGGCAAGGTATATAGTTATGGTATTGGTGGACTACATACAGAGGATGATAGCCGTATCCTCACGCCTGAAGATGATGAGGTATTTATCGACTCAGACGTAACATCCTATTACCCATCACTAATCATTCAATACAACCTGTGTCCACAGCACTTAGGTCAAGAGTTTGTCAGTCTGTATGAAGATATGTTTCAGACAAGAGTAACAGCAAAACGAGAAGGTAATAAGCTAGTGAACGAAACATACAAGCTCGCACTCAATGGTACGTTTGGTAATCTTAACAACCATTACTCCTGGCTGTATGATCCTAAAGTGTTCTTCACCATTACAATCTCTGGACAACTACTGTTGTCAATGTTGTGCGAGATGTTAGAACTTGCTGGCTTTCAAGTAATTAGCGCAAATACAGATGGTGTTACATCACGAGTAAAGAAATCTAGGTACGCTGACTATATTAAGGTTTGTAAAGAATGGGAACACAGAACCAAGATGAACCTAGAATACACACTGTTCAATAAGATTATTCGAAGAGATGTAAATTGTTATTACAATATCGTATGCGATAAACAAGGTGTATCAACAGGTGAGGTAAAAGAGAAAGGAGCTTGGGCAAGAGAAACTAAACTAGGTAAAGGATTTGACAAGCCTGTAATTCAGAAAGCACTGTATGAATACTTTGTAAACAATGTGCCTGTTGAGAACACAATCAAACATCACGATGATATCTTTGATTTCTGTATGTCCCAAAAAGTAGGTAAGCAGTTTGAAGTAGAGTACAAAGACAAACCAACACAACGCATCAACAGATATTATATTACTACATCTAAAGAAGGTGGATCGTTGATGAAGGTGAAGGATAATGGACAGAAGGTATCACTTGCGGCAGGACAGAACATCATGCTGTTCAATGACTATGTAGAAATGGATGACTATCAGATTGATTACCAGTACTATATTAGAACAGCAAAAGAAATTATTGATTTGGTTGAACATCAACAGTTAGCTTTATTCTAATGATAGAAGAGATAAATAAAAAGATATCAGAAGAGGTAGACATTCATAACCCATACATAGTTATGAAGAAGATAGAACAGCTATCTGCCCTCATGTCTAATGTTGTGCTGTTAGCCTCAGACACGAAGAGATCATTCGACATTGCCCGTAAAGTAATGTTTGATGATGGGCTTATAAAAAAGAGTGATACCTCATCTCATGTAGAGTCCCTACTTAGTGAGGAGGCATACGCCAGGGATTATTGCGCGGGACTGAAGCAAGCGATGCAGATTAGAATCACATCATTACAATCTATATTATCATATTTAAAATCAGAGTTGGATGCACAGAGATAACAGGAAGTATATTGGGAAGAGTGATAAGTATAAGGGAGTAAGTCAGGTTTATATAGATAATAAATACAAATGGTGGGCAAGGTGCTATGTTAACCACAATAAATGGGAGAAGTATGCTGACACAGAACGTGAAGCAGCTATAGCATATGATAAGTATATGATTAAGATAGGTCGAGAACCTGTTAATGTTTTAAAAGCTAAAGGTCAGGTTAAAGCTGACTTATAAACTATGAAAAAGCACACTAAGATATACTTAGATGAGTTTGACTATGGAATAGAAGACTTTATCCCATGTGAGATATGCGCTAAACGTGCTGTTGATATCCATCACATAGAGGCTCGTGGTATGGGAGGATCAAAGTCTGCTGATGAGATTGAAAACCTAATGGCTCTTTGTAGAACCTGTCACACAGAGTATGGGGATATAAAGGATTTAAAGGATATGTTAAAGCAAATACATAAAAAACATTTGGATAATAGAGAATAAGTTATAATTTTGTTTTGATTAAATGGTTTATGTGCGGGGGGTTTATACATCATCTAATTTTCCCCCGCACTTTTTTAAATCCCACACTATGCCTAAATACAAGTCTTTCGATTCCGAAATTGAGCAACTCTTCTCTGAAGGTAATAGCTCTGCGATAATTGCAAATTGCTTATCTGAAAAGTATCACGACAATTTTAGCCCAAGAGCTATACGAAAAAGAATAGAAGCTATGGGGCTTAGAAGCAACACTGTTTCTGCTACCCTAGAGGACAATGGTATGTTACCAGAGAATTGGGATGCGGCATGGATTAAGAGTAAGGAAGCCTCAGTGTATGTAAGAAACGGAACAGTATCTCTTGAGGCTATTCGTGAGGGCTATGTTGATGCAGTCAAAGAGGCGATTAAGTCAATCGATTCAAAGTCTTGGGGTAAGATGCCCATTCAGAAGCAGTCGAATAATCTATTCGTCCCATGTATTTTTGATCTCCACATTGGTAAGTTAGCTTGGGGACAGGAGACAGGAGAGGACTATGACTATAAGATTGCTATTGAAAGATTCCGTTACGCTATTGAGGACATGATATACAAAGCATCGTCCTATGATGTGGAGAGGATTCTGTTTCCTGTTGGTAACGATATCTACAACAGCGACAGAGCATTCCCGTTCCCTCAAACCACAAAGGGTACACCACAGATGGATGACCTACGTTGGCAGAAGCTATTCCGCATTGGGGTTCAGCTAATTACAGAAGCTATTATTAGACTGTCAAAGATTGCTCCCGTAGACACATTCACTGTATTCTCTAACCACGACCACGAAAGGGTATTCTACCTTGGCGAGACGTTAGTTGCTGTGTTTGATTCACACCCAAACGTGATGATAAACAACGAACCACCCGTCCGCAAATATTACAAGTGGGGAGAGAACCTAATTGGTCTTGCTCATGGTCACAACGAGAAGCCACAAGACCTACCCTCCCTAATGAGTAACGAACAACCTAAGCTATGGGGAGAGACAATATACAGATACTGGCTACTAGGTCACCTACACCACAAACAAAAGTATCTAACTCAGCAAAGCAAGGACTATAGATCTGTTAATGTTACCTACATCACCTCCCCTTCAGCAGCAGATGCCTGGCATTCATCAAAGGGATTTGTTGGGGCAATCAAGGGTGCTGAAGGCTTCATCTACAACAAGGAGGAAGGTCTAATAGGAACAGTAATCCATAACATCAAATGAGAACTAAATTAACCACACTACTAAATGAACGAAGAAATAAAAAGAATTAATTATTTCAGAATTGCAGAGGATGACTTTGGTCTTAGACTTTTATACCGAGTCTCTGTTGCAGGATCAGAATATATATACGAGCATGACTATGTTTACAATATGCTGATTGATAAGTACAAAGAGAAGCAATGCTGGAAGAACTACCGATACTACCATAACTCAAACAACATTCCAAAGGATGCTGTTAAATTCGTTCGTGAGGTATGACGATAAAAGAAAAAGTAAAAAGCATCATTGATGCACAACAGGAGAAAGGCTTTAACAAGTACGGTGTGTACGTTGACGATGCCAATCTTACTACAACAGAATGGGTTGAACACGCACAGGAAGAACTAGCTGATATGATGGTCTACCTTGAGTGTTTGAAAAGAGTTATCCAACTAAATACATCTGAAGATGATTGAGATATTTGCTGTTGTTGCTATGACTATTGTAGCTTTAGCAACTATTATATTTTATATAATGCTCTTTTTATGGTTCTTTTCGTTTCCATGCAAGTTCAGCAGAGGGAAAAAGTGGATAATAAAAAAATTACGTGGTAGATAAAGAATTATGTGATCAGTTCCTTGAGGAGCGGTGGGAGAGTATGGTGTGGTCTTACTCTAGGGTATCATCATATGCACACTGCCCATATACATGGTATGAGACCTATGTCTTAGGTAATCGTAAAGGAAACTTCTATGCTTATGCTGGCTCTGCCTACCATAAAGTAATGGAAGACTTCTATAACTTTTGGCTTGAGGGTGGAGACCTAGAACTTGAGGTAATCAAGGATACTTTGCGGAAGAAGTTAGTGGCAAAGTTCCACACTAATCCGTTCACAGATCGCTGGGCTGAATCTACCTACAACAAATTACTTAGCTCAATAGACCACTTTGAAATCTACAAAGACGTAACCTCTGTTGAGCGTTTGATTGAGTGGGAGATTGACAACTACCGATTCCAGGGTTTCATTGACCTTGACGCAGGTGAGTACCACTACGACTGGAAGAGTAGATGGGATGAAAAAAAGTACAACCACCAACAGAACCTATACCTGTTTGCAAAAGAACAGGTTGATGGTATTACTACCAAAGGATTCAGAATACCACAGTACAAGGAGGGATTAGATGTAAAGAAGATTAGGAGGAGCGAGAAAAGAATACAGTCTGCTGTTGAGATGGTTAGGGTTACTATTCCCCGCATAAAACATTCACTTGAAACCGCTATCTTTGACAAGAATCCAAATGATAAATTTTTTTGTCACTCATTGTGCGGAGCAAAAAACTGTGAATATGGCTATACTAAATAGATGGAATGATGAGTTCGAACGATTACTTTTCCCAGTTCAAAAACAAAGCCAAGGAGATAGAGGTGGTGGAGATAAAAACACCGAAGAAAAGGGGCAGGAGAAAGGGAGTAAGGAGTAAGTTAAAATGGTCAAACAACTACAGAAAACGAGTGAAGAACGATAAGAAAGAAAATGGGTTACATCACAAACTGTTGAAGTATCCAAAGGACTTGAACAGATCGATGTCGGATATGCTTGAACTACAATGGGTAAAGGATTTAGGTATCTATACAATGAATGATATGTTTATATACGCTGTAAGAGAGGGTTTTATTTATGAGAAATTTAAAGAAGACTGATTACTATTTTAAAATAAGAACAGATACTAAAGATTATTACTCTTGTTTTTCTGCTCATACCTATCATCAAGCAAAGAGAAATTTATTGTTTGTTTGCTTTTCATATAAGCATGATGGAGATGAACCTTTCAGGGTTAAAGTGCCAGATGTAGAAGAGCGATATAAGATTTTACTGAATCTATACTCACATAGAATTAATGACACAACAAAAGAAATCTTTGAGGAAAAAGACCAGTTCCAAAACGATTAACGCTCGTAGAGCAGGTCATCAATACGAGAGAGACTTAGCAAAAGAGCTGAGAGAACTCTTGGGTGATGAAGATATATCTACATCACGTTACTCTTCACGTAAATTAGATGATGCTAAGGTTGATATCTTTGGTACACAAAAGTATGGCTTTCACATACAAGCAAAAAGATATAAGAACAATCCCAATCTGTTTGAGATACTTAATGAAATGCCAACAGATGATTGTATCAATACTATCTTCTGGAAGAAACCTCACGTTGGTGAAATTGTCTGCATGACAAAACAAGACTTTTACGAACTTTTAATTATATTAATCAATGAAAGAAAATGAACAAGAATTTATTGCGGAAAGTAGTTCAACTAGAGTTGCAATATCTGCACTAGTATCTACTGTTCGTGAAATGTTTTTCTCTCATATGTATGATGCTAAACACAGAGATAAGCGAATTATTAATATTAGTAAAAAAAGTTTTGATAAACTATATTATGAGTTTGATAGATTAAATATTGACGATAATGTATTCTATGAGAGCTTAGTAGAAAAGTTTCAAAACCATGCTGAAGATATGAGTATGGAAAATCGTAGAGATATATTTTGCACCTTTGTTTCTGTCATAGATTTTGCGTGTACAAAACACGCAGATAAAGTGATTTATACAGACAAGTACATTATTTATCATATATCTTTGATTATCCGTAATCTTGCAAGACAGTTCTGCAACAAACCATCAGATGATGTTAAGAAAGAAACAGTAGAACTGTTGAATCATTTTGAAGAAAGAAGAGAAGAAATTAAAAAAATATTAATAGAAAATTATGCTGTGTCCGAAGTGTCAGAATAAAATTACTTTAAAGCAGTGGTGGAGACATTGCTATAAAAGAATAGATTTGGTTACTGAATATCAAACTAAATGGGTAGCTAATAATTCATCTATTGGATATGATTACAGAAATCATCCCAAGTACAAACAGTCTGAGCGTATATTAAAAAAATTAGGATTCTATGAACAATTTGGAATCTAAGATGTGGTGACACCTACCAAAAGAGGAATATAATCTATTTCAGAAAAATAGACAGATATGTTCCCGTAAAAATACCTAACCCAAACCCAATAGGTATACCTATCCGAATGGCAGTATTGCGTATGCGTACTGCCTTTTCTAATTTTACAATGTTCTCTTCTTGCTGTTGGTTAACATCTGTTAACAGCTTTATTGATCTAGCTTGCTGTTGTTGGATTACCACATAGCTTTGGATTACACTATCCTTCAGTATGAGTTGTGTCTGTGCATTGCTATATAGCTCCTCACTGAGCTTCCAAGATTCAAGGTAGTTGTCCCTTTGGTTCTTCAGGATAATTACTTTGCGGCACTCATCCTCTGTTAATACACACTGTGCTTTAGATTCTTGCCAGTATAGACTTAACAGAATCGTTAAGATTATTACTAGGTATTTGATATACCGCTTCATTGTTTTTTATTAACTGTTGTTGTTTCTCTTGTAGGGTAACCTGGAGAGAATCTTCTACTAAGCTAAATTGTCTAATTCTTTTATTTAGTTCTTGTATTTTCTGTTGCTGTTCTTCTACCTGTTTTTTGCTGTTATCTATTTCTTGGTAGAGCAAGGAATTGTCTTGCTGCGCAGGCTCTTCAAACAGCTTCATCAACAAAACAATGTTGATTGTAAAACTTACAACTAAGGCAATAATTATTTTAGTCTGTGTAGTAATCACTATGTCCTTCTTTTTCCTCTTGCTCGCTTATCTCCTGGCATATCTGATTTACTACCTCTGTTCTTACTTGGTGACTTTAACCTAATACCATTCTTTGTATGAGAGACATCTTTGTTTTTAGGAGCATTTAATTTATTCCTTAACCTTTTAAGTTCAGCACGTTTCTTCAAACCCTTTTTTGATGTTGATCTTTCTACATCTTTCTTCAGTTTCTTTTTGTAGCTTGCTTTTCCTGCGGCACTACGATAGTATTTCATTGTTTTACCCAACGCCATCTTCTTTATTTTTTATTCTATTTTTTGCTGACACTAATAACCTCTCCTCAAGTCTAGCCACCTTAATAGATAGCTCAAGTTTCTCTTGTGTTAGCTGCTCTATTCTTTCCCCCAACAGACGTATCTCTTCCTTTAGTTCATGGAGTACCTCTAGTTCTTGATCTTCCCTTTTATTCTGCTTATCAAGATAGTTCTTGACTACAACAGACCCGATTCCACCAACACCAAACAGTATAGATATGATAGTCTCTAGGTTCATGACTCTACAGTAATTATAAACAAACCAAACCCAATATATAATATAGATAAAATAATAGCATTAAATACTTTATTGATTACCTTGTTCTTTTCTTTTTCTTCTTCAACTTGACTTTTATAATTACTCAACAAGATGCTATCATTTAGTACTACAAAGTTTCTTTGTACATATAATGACTCAACAGTATCTACCCTGTAAACCAAAGAATCAATTTTAGCATTTTGCCGTAGAAATGTTTGGTTCATCTCATTGGCTTGCTCTAAAAGCATGACAACAACAGTATCTCCGTTAATTACTGTTTGCTTTGGATATTGGGAGTAACTTAAAGTCGGAAGAAATAGTATCAGCAGGAACATAAACCTCGATAATTTTTTCTGCAACTTCAAGATCATGCTTAACCACCTCAAGCTCTTGCTTAGTTTCCTCAAGCTGAGTTTCAAGTTCTTCATTTTTTTCTTCCATTTTAGTATAGCTTTCGCTAACATCTTCTACCAAATGTGCGCTATCAATATAGCTAATGAACTCAATCATACTGTCTATTGAATCAGTCTGAACATCTTCAATAAATGGATCATAAGGTCTTGTCCTACCTTCAACTGAACAGCTCTGAGGTATAAGTAAAAGTAAAGATCCGATAGCTACTCCTAAAGTTTTCATATGTCCTCAATTTTGTTGAGCTTCGTTAAAATCTTTAACTTGGTTGCAGCAACAGCTAATGCTGAATCAGATTTACTAACGCGATGTGTAAGTATATCAACCTTATCTTCAAGCATCATTGTTTTATTGTAGCAAGTCTCTATCTGACCTTGATAGTTCATCTTGTTGTCTACATACAAATAGCCAATAGCCATCAGCGTGATAAACAAAACTCCCTTTACTGGGTCTTTACTGAACTCTTTAAATGATATTGGTAGCGTCATGGTTTAGTCCAGAGTTCGTAGTAAGTTTTACCTGCTGAATTTCTTTTCGCTTGAAGTATTTGATTGCGTTGTTTCCCAACAGCCTTGAAGCTGACATGAACCCAGTCTGGATTCTCGTCATCACCAAACTCCCAAATTAACTGATCAAAGTCTAGGTTCTCCTTAATATAGTAGAAGACCTCTGTGTTTGTAGGCTTACCATGACCATCCATGTCGATGTCAATAGCCTCACCCTTACTGTGCTGTGATGTGGTTGCCCCTCCAATAACTTTGTTAAGGGCTTCACTACGATAACCAGAGGTAATAAAAATAGGCTTACCGAAATGTTCTCTGATTGGCTGAAATATATTTTCCGCCAGCTTCTTAGCTGCTTCAAGATGATCTCCATCTGGGGTGTTATCAATCCCCCTTCTTTTAGCAGTTTGAGAACGTGTAAATTCAGCTAAAGAAAGATTCTTAGACAGCTTCATATATTAGAGATTATGGGGTTGTTGAACAATAAGCAGTAGCGGCTGATGTTGCTTGAACAATAATTGGATTCACACGCTTATGTGTGTTTGCCTCTGGTGTAAGAGATGAACCATCTATGATTGCTGAAGTGTTGTCTTCACCATCAATGATTGTGATATCACCCCCACTAGCGGCAATAGAAATTTGTCGCTTATTACCCTTAGCTACCTTTACTGATGCTCCGCTAAAGCCTGTAGCAAATGCTGTTCTTAAAATAATCTCTGTGTCTGAAACCACGTAATCTACTTGGCGAATCTCTCCGTTAGATGAATCGTAAATCCAGTCAGCCCCACTGACTTCGGATAAAAACTTAGTGCCTGATCCTTCGATTACGGGACTTGTTGTATATGCTGTAACAGTTCCTGTCAACGAACTAGATCGTGGTACAGTGTCTGTTGCTGTTAATGTGAATTGAGCCATTGTTTAATGTTTTTACAAAAATCGATATTAATTACTGCCTGATTTTGTAGTTTTTAGAA